GTGAGGATCGCATGGCTTCCACCGGATACGCATCCAGCGCGCCCGCCTCATCTGCCAGAAATGCCGTTGCCATACGACCATCCATGCCATCGCGGCTGTAGGCCAGCGGCGTGTATTCGTTATCGTTCAGCAGGCACCGCACCTGCGACCGCAGCAGTTTAAACGCCGGATCCACCTCGTCAACCAGTGCCGGCGAGGATTTAATAATTTTACGCACGGCATTTTTCAATTCCGATGACAGTGCCAAATCCGGTGCCACGGAAAAAAAGCGGCTAAACGCCGGTTCTGTCAGCATAAGCAGAATAAAGATGACCGCCGACACAAACGTTTTGAAATTTTTACGCGCAATTTCCAACACCGCGGTGGTGTAAAACCGTACATTCGAATCGCGCGTTTTTGTGCACAGCACTGCCGTAATCAGGAACCAAGCGTAATCTTCCAGGCCGTCCGTCATCGGACAATGCAGATCCGGATGCACCAGGATCCGCAGCAGCTTGTCAATCCGTTTAAAAGAATTCTCGCAAACAAACGCATCGGAATCTCCGCCATCTGCAATGCGCAGCCAGCTCTCCGCCTGTTTTTTCACATATTTGGGAACAAAGCCGTCTGTTTCGGCAACGCACCATTGTGCGTACCGGTACGCCCTGCCGGTTTCAATCATCGCCTGCCAACGCCTCCGCCAGTGCCGACTTTTTCACGTCCGGTTTTTTGGGGATGCTCCGCAATGCCGATTGTACGGTCATACAATTTTCCTTCTCGATGTCAAACATCATCTTCCGCTTATTTTGCAGCTGTCTGTCCATGTCAATCAATGTCCTGGACAAACTTGCGGCATCCTTGCTGTCCTCCGTGGAATCAAGCAAGTGATTCAGCCGTGTCATCCTCTGCTGCAGATTTTCGCATTCGGATGCAAGCAGACAATATCGACGGACGGTTGCACCGTAAAGCTCATCATCCTTCTCAATTGCCGCCATCAATTTTTTGACCTTGCGGAAGTGGTCGTAGGCAATCGGATCGCTCTTCACCACCTCATCCACCTTGATCCGCTTTCCGGAAAGCATGGATTCCTCTGCGCGCTTTCGCGTGGCCAGCTCCGCTTTTGTCCGGTGGCTCTTCCCCTCCTGACTGAGCAAGGCTGCCGGCTTTGATGGTCTTGCCATATGATTCTCACCTCGTTTCCGATCTTGATTTTGCTGTTTTGCTCTTCTTGCAATTTTTATTTTAACTTTTTTCAGTTATAAGAGCCAGTTTTAGTCTTTTATGCGCGTACGCGCAACTATTTTGGGAAATTTTCATGAACGAAGGGGGGCGTTCGGTCGCGGCGCGTGCTTTAGCACACTAAAGTGTACCAGGGGGGATATTTTTTTGTTCCTGCTCCCAAATTATCGTCTGGATCTCAGAAAAATCCATCTTTCCGCTCTCTGCCAACTCGTGATGCACTGAACAAAGTGTAATCAAATTGTCGTTGTCCAAACGCCTGCTGAAATCTTCGTCCAACGAAATGACATGATGCACACTGACGTTCTCATACTCCAGCCGGCGGCGTGTGCCTTTGAGCTTTCGCAAGCAAGCTTGACAGCAGTAATTGTCTCTCGCTCGTATCTCTTCGCTCTTTTTCTTCCACGCGCTTGTCGCACGAAACCGCTGCGCCTGTGTACGATTCATCGGATCGTACTTCCAGTATTCGCGGTGACGCGCCAGCTTTTGGGCGCATACATCCCGGGGATCATGAATCCTCCCGCAGTAAGAACAAGATCGCAGCACGCCCTCACCTCCATGCAAAAACAAAAGTGCCCAATCCATTTCCTGCGGGAAACAGATCAGGCACTCAGGCACTACAATATTCCATAGTTTTAATTTTACACGGAAGCCCGCCGGACATCAACCGTTTTGCTTGACAAGACGCAGAAGATAATATTTATTTCAAGCACAAAAAAAGAATCCTCTATTCCTTTTTCCGATCCGATCGCAGATGTACAAAACGATGCGGGCGGCGCGGTATGAGATATTTGATGTACCGCCAGCTTCCATATTCGCTCTGGTTTGATTCCGATGCGAGGACAATACAGCCAGGTGGAACCGCAATATCTGCGTCATCCTTACAGATTTCTGTTTCCACGACAGGCTTTTTCAAGCCTAGGCTCTGACACCATGCACGGCTTCCTGGGCGCTGGCTGTCAAGGGCTTCCTTGCACAAATAGCGTGCAAGACCTTCGTAGCCGTATTCATCCAGGGTCTGCACATTCACATGTCCCCACGTCCAAAGCTCCTGCAAATCTGCAAGAGCTTCCCGGTGGATAACTAAATGGTGGTGATAGCGACCATCCCCGTGTTTATTCTCTGTGTTGTAGATGTAATCGAGGGCAGCGTTTTGCCCGCCTTTGCATTCCCGCATCTTCCGGATGCAGCGGCGGACGCGGTCGACTGCCAGCTTTCGACAAAAAGGCAGCTCATCATCTCGATAGGTCAGCGTGCAGAAAACATCATCCTCATTAAAATTAGCCGCCAGCAGCAGCTCAAGCTTTTGCCAGCGATACTTGTCATTCATCCGCCGCTGCGCTTCCGTGCTTGCTTTTCGCTTTGATTCCCTTACATGCAGCTGTTGATCTGCGATGCACGGCGATGTGTAAATAATGGTTTTTATCAATCTCCCTGCACGGATTGTTTTCTTGCGTTTCATGCCGCACCTCAGTCCTTGTCGTAGTAATGTTCCAAAAAATCAGCAGTCCGGATGAGATCGTTGCTCTGTGCTCTCAGGTTTCGAATTCGACGGCGCAATTCCAATCTCTTGTCCGCACGCCGTTCCTGCTTATTTTCCTTTTCCAATTGTTTCAGCCGCGTTTCAATCAGATCGTTGGATTGGCGATAGGAAGCCGCCAGCTCTTTCAATGAATCCATGCCAAATTCCTCCACAAAACAAAAAAGCGCCCAATCCATTTCCCTGCGGGAAACAGATCAGGCACTCAGGCACTACGATGTAAAAGTTTTCTTCCGTTGATTCGGATAATTGACAACGACATGCACTTTGCAGCGTTTACAGTAAAGTGGGACTTTCGTCAAGACCGAATCGTCATAAACCTTCTGCAGGCGCTTGCCGCAAACCGGACAACAGAGCCATTTGAGCTTTGACAAGGTAAACCCTCTCCTTTGCCACAATTCCCAATTTTCAACCTGCCAATTGTTATATGTTTTATTATACGACAAAAATTTGGGAGTGACGAGTAAACCAATTATTTTTTTCGGAATTAATTTTTTAAATTCCTTTGACTTCCACGCATATGCGTGGTATAATATATACATACTAAAGGAAAGGAGGACGATACATGGATGTTGAATTTTGGAAGAGCGTGCTTGCCACTGCGATCGGCGGAATCATGGTAGAACTCATAAAACTGATTGTCGCCATACTCACAGAAGACAAGCACTGACTCAACGGGGCGCGAAAGCGCCCCCTCCAATTAATATTTTACCATGTATCAAAAATTTATGTCAACTCGAACAGGAATTATTTTCATTGTTGGTCTGCTCATTATTTATAACCTTCTGGTTGTGCTTATTTTCTGCACATCCACACAGTCCACAAAAGGCATCGCTGCAGCAGTTGATGCCTTCGTGATGTACAAAGGAATTCAAGCAATTTATCGTATTACAAAAACAAAGGAGTGATTCTATGCTTATGCTTCGCGAGCTGCTCGAAAGTCGGGGAATCAGCATCGCCTCTCTTGTCCGCGAAAGCGGATTATCTCGCCGGACAGTTGAAGATATTCTTAAGCGCGGAGATTGCCGCATTTCAACTGCACGCGTTATCGCAGATACTTTAGGATGCACATTAGATGAATTATATGCAAAAGATTGACACGACTGCCGGGGCATCTTGCTCCGGCGGTCTTTTTATAAAACAAAACCGTTTATAAAATTGCGCAAACAGTTAAATTTCTTTTATTTTTTCAAACTTTTTTTGCAAAAATGCTTGACTTTTACGTTGCGTAGTAGTATAATAAAATCATAGAAAGGAGGTGAACAAGATGGATAAAGTCCTTGGAATGCTAGAAATAGCAAAGGACTTACTTGAAATCCTCGTATTGCTCTTAACAGCCCAGCAGCTAAAGAGAAAAAACAAAAAGAGGAAAAAGTAAGTCCTTGGCGGGGCGCAACGCCCCGCCCCCTTCCAGGGATTTTATTATACCACATTTTGATGCTGTTATGAAGAAAAATCAAATAAATATTTTACTCATTACACTTATTATTTTCAACATTCTTGATGGGGACTTTCTCCCCTTCTCTGTCCTGGACGCGATAAAGCTTGTGCTTTTCGCCGTTTGCTTTTATCTCAACAATCGAAAGGAATGCGAATCATGAAGACAAAACCCATTAAATTATCACCGAAAAAAGGCGGAAACGGATATATATCCAGTTATTCTGTAAATATTGGATGCTCTGAAGCAAGTGATGTCGGTTTTCTCGATGCAGATAGAAAGCCGTTACCGCTGGAGAAAATCATCGATGTAGAACACAATCAAATCATCATCAAACGAAAAGACGGGGAATAATTCCCCGTCTTTATTCGTTCCGCGTTCGCTCAATATGCCATCTCAGGCGCGGTCTGTCCCGATGTCTTTGCCGCGTGAATGCGGAATAAAAGCTGTTTTCATCTTTCATTCCCATGGCATCTGCACATTCCTTTGCTGTGCCGTCCAAAATGATAAGGCGATCCCTATTCCAATTATCCCAAACGGAATAGTGCCCCTTAGGACGCGCCATCGTTTCCCACGCTTTCTTGTCTTTGCCGTCGGTTCATCCCAGCGTGCCTTCTTCCCGCGCTTTCTCGATTTCCGCCTCCGTATAAATTTGTGTTTTCCCGTTGATCGTTGCTGTTCCGCCGCATGGGGAACGTCTTGGCATGTATTCATAATTTTTCTGTCTGGGGTATTGCACAAATTTACAGCCATTGAAGGCAACTTCCCGTCGAGGGGTAAGATCCTTATCCAAAATTTTTAAATTTCGATTTATCAATTCCGCGACTTCGTCCAAGCCGTTGTCGAAAATAACCTGGTGATCTCCGTTCCGCAGATCAACGCTCCAAACGGTAATCCCTAGGTCCGGAAATCGGTTCATGATAATTTGCAAGTCGCTCATCTTGTGCACCAAATCCCGGATTGCCCGAATTAACTCCCTGTCAGCGTGCTCGCTCATATTTTATTCCTCCATTCATTCGTTTTTCCAGCCGTGCCAGCTTCTGTGTGCGGATATTGGCAACGGCATCTGCAACGTGAAAAATCAACTTGAGCTGATCCAGCATGATTTCAACATCGGCAATTTCTTCACAGACATTCGCAACGCGATTCGGTCGTTGGCGATGCTTGAGTGCATCCAACAGCTCAATCATTTCCTGTTCCGCCTGGTCGATCTGCTTATCTACACCGTAAAGCTCAATGGCACGGTGCATTACTACTGCTTCCCAGCGCTCATGTGTCAGCTGCAATTCCTGTTCGTTCATTTTTCTTTGCCTTTCCCAACTGCGTCTATTCTTTCGTACATTGTCGTCCCTCTTCAAAACGGCACTTCTCCGTCGTCTTCCATTTCCACATATCCGCCGGAGGAAGAGCCGCGGCTGCCTTCCGACTTGCTGCCGCAGAAATTGATATCCTTCACGAGTATAGAAACCGATGTGCGTTTGTTGCCGTGTCGGTCTTCGTAGGTTCCGCTTTGCAATGCTCCGCAAATCAAAATTTCCTGCCCTTTCGAAAAGTACTTGTTAATAAATTCTGCCGTATTCCGCCAAGCTGTGAAGTCGAAGAAATCTGTTTTTCTCTCTTCCCCTTTCGGTGCCCAGCTGCGCTGCACCGCAACAGAGCCGCGCAATATCGGCACGTTATTCGTTGTGTATTTCAATTCCGGCTCGCGCGTCAGCCGTCCTTGCAAAATAACCTCGTTCAGCATATCGATGTCCTCCTAAGTATTGTTTCATTTCGATGCATGGGCATCGCTGTAATCGGCAAATCAAGCAGTGTGCTTGTTCACATCGTTTTATTTTTTCGTTGTACATCGGGCACAGCCCGCAATTTGTATATCGCATAATTATCATATTGACATCCGCATCTGCGGGGGTGTCTGCGGCGGTTTTGGTGTTGGGCGTTGCGGGAAGTCCGGAGGCAGATCCGCTTCCTCGTCAACCACTTCTGAAAAAATCTGCCGATCGCCATCGAACTTCATCCAGATCCGCCCGCAGCGTCCCTCTTTGTTCTTTGCAATCTTGAGCCGCCGCAGGGAATTCGGCTTGTCCGGATCCTTGAGATAAAGCAGCATGACCACATCGGCATCCTGTTCAATCTGTCCGCTTTCACGCAGACTGTCCAGTGTCGGCTCCGGCATGGTGGTCTTGCCGGTTTTCTGGTTTGTCATCCGCGGTGCGCGGCTGAGCTGAGCCAGGGCGATGACCGTGATACCGTGACGCTGCGCGAATGTGTGCAGTGCCATGGATGTCTGCGTAACCGCCTCATACATCCGCAGTTTTGGCGGCGGTGTGATAATCTGCAGGTAGTCGATCACGATCACATCGTATCGGCCGATCAGCGCCTGCGATTGAATTTCCTCCACAGTCATCCCGGCAGCGGGGATGAAAAAGAGCTTGACAAGATCACTGTCGCGATGCATCATCTCCGAAACCGCAGTCCAGTCATCCGGAGCCATCTCGCGGCGCTTGATGTGACGAAAGGAGATATCCGCTGCATTTGCCGTGTAACGCTGCGCCAGCTTTTGCGGACTGGTTTCCAGCGAGAAGAAACCAACTCGCCGGCTGCGTCCGATATGCTGCGAAAGCTGCAGCGCGAAGGCGGTCTTGCCGACGGACGGCCGCGCGCCGATGACGAGATAATCGCCTTGCTCTACGTAAAGCATCCCATCATCCAGTGTGGAAAAGCCGAATGTGAGGTAATCCGGTTTTCGTTCCTGGTCGTCATAAAAATCCATCATGAGTTCCCGCAGGCTGAAATGCTTGATCTCGGAGCTGCCGTTCCGGACAATATCCAGCTTATGGAGCAGTCCCGGGATGTCAGCTTCCTCCCCTTCCGCGATTTGCCCGCCGAGCTGGCGGATGCGAACGATCCGCGTCCGTTCGTGCACGATCCGCGCATATTCCTTCCAGTTGACCGCCGTCGGCATAAGCTCCATTGCGGTCTGCAAAAATTTCCGATAGTCTGCCTGCGGCGCGCCAAGCGCTGCCAGCAGCGTGATACTGTCCAGCGGCCGATCCGCCAAATACATCGACCGCGCCACATTGTGCACATGGCGGCAGGTAGGGTCTAAAAAATCCTCCCCGTGCACTGTGACGAAATACTCTCCGGCGATTTCCGGTGCAACACACAGCGCGCCGATCAGGCATTGCTGATATTCCAGCAGCTCACTGCTGTAAATTTCACTAATCGCCATAGCTGTAGTCCTCCTGTTCCAGGACTTCGGCTCCGCCGGCTGTCGGTGCCCAGCTGCCGTACGCATTCCGGTTCTCGCTGAGCGGGTAGATGTCCGTCCATCCCTTGCGGATGCTCTGGTCCAAGATGGCCGTCATCTTCCCGACATCTCCGCCTGACAGGCTTTCCAGCCGAGAGAGCAATCGCTTCACGGTCCCGAGTGTCTTAATCGGACTCTTTTTCTTTTTGCGCATATCGACATAATCGTCGAATGCTTCGCGAAGCCGTTCATCCTGCGAAACGAATGCAGCAATCATCTCTGCCGCTTCGCTTCCCATCTGATCGCTGTAAGGCGCGTGCGCCTTTTTATTATTTGTGTTATTATTTTTTTCCTTATTAATACATTTCTGATTTTTCGGAAATGGATTTCCGATTTTTGAGAAATGCATTTCCGATTTTTCGGCATAAGATTTCGCCAAATCCGTTGGTGCAAACGAGCGTGTCCGGTCAAGCTTTTTCTTGTTGTCAATTCGAATTACAAGAAGCTCACTTTTCTTGCATTTTGCTATAACTGTTTCCAGTTGGCTTTTGCTCCAATAGTCAAAAATCTTCTGGAGGGCATCGTTCGAATTTGTGGTCCAATAACGCCCTTCTGCGAAATTTCGATTATTGCATTCGTTTAAGTAGCACCAGTACAAAACATGGTTCATGAACACTGCTTCGTTCAGGCTGAAGTCCTTCGCCATTTTACGATCAAAATAGTGGACGTCAATCCCCATCTTGATCCCCCCTCTCTTAGCTTGTCTCTAGAGCAGTAAAGCTGCATAGCATCCGCCCGTTGTCACCGGCTTTCCGCAGAGGTCACGGACGCGATCTGTCATCCGCATCAACTGCAGATAACACTCGCAGCTGTTTGCGTAGGTATAACCGATGATCTCCACGCAGGCATTGCTGTCGGCATTGATAAAGTGCAAAATGTCAGAGGTTGTGCAGTGTACCCAGTAGAAGCCTTCGTCGGTCTTGATCCTGCTGTTCTTCTGCCGCAGTGTTCGGGTTGTAAACTTGTCACTCATCCTCTTTTTCCTCCTTCCAACGCTGGTAGTCCTCCGCCAGCTCCGCCTCTTCAATCACCTCCCAGAGCGCGCGAAAACGCTCCAAATAAATTCGCGCACGCTCCTCCGGGATTGCATTGCATTCAAGATTGGATTCGTAGGTTTCCCGCTCGCAGAGAGCGGCATTGAATAAAATTTCTGTAACGTCCATAGTTCCCCCTTATTGCAAGGCTTCCCGCCTCTGCTGGTGCTCTTCGTGGATTTGTGTCAGACAGCGCATATAATAATTTCTGCGCGCTTTTCGCTCCATACGCTCCCACGCGTTGTCTTTTGCAACAGCGGTCAGGTTATACCGTCGCGCCCAATCCAGACGCCGCTTTGTTTCCTTGTTCGATTGATGATGTCCCATTTTAATTCGTCCTTCCCGGAGGGCATACTCATTCCCTCCATCGGTTCATCCGCGCGATCTCCCGCGCGTTGTCAATCTGTTGTACGCGAGGCTTAGCGCACATGATGTTTGTCCAATGCTTAGCAAACCATGTTCGCCAGACCTCGCACTGCTTGTCTTTCTGCCGCCGCAGGCAGCTTGTGCACGGGTCACTCATTTCTGTGCCTCCTGTGCTGCGTGTTTTTTCCCGCGCTCGTAACCGGCACTGTAAATCTGTGCCGATGCCAGGGCGCTGACGGCGATGCCAAGGAAGCCTCCAATCACCAGCCCCAGCATAAGCGCATACAGCGCCGCCTCACATGCTGCTGTCAGCGTCATGACTGATTCTCTCCCTTCTTCTTTTTTCGATTTCTCGGCTGCGCTCAATCTGCGCATCCCGTAAAAATCCTTCCCAGAGCATCCGGCCGACAATGCCGAACCAGACACCTAAAATCAATCCAAATGCCAATTCCATTCTTTTGTCCTCCTATTCATGAAAGTGCATGTACGCCAGGGCACATGCCTGCATGGCTTCCATAATATCTCTTTTCCGAAACAAATCCGGAATATTCTGCATGAATTGCGTAATGGATTCGCTGATTTCATACATAGAAACGAGAATTTCCTTTCGCTTATTGGTAAAAAAGGTAATGGATTCTCTCGTTGTTCCAATTGGGGAGACGGAAAATACATCGTATATGGTTCGGATCCAGGCATCCCCGCCCACGCAGCTGCTGCCGCTCAGCAATGCGGTTTCGCAGCAGACCGCTGTGTCGAGCACTTTGGCATCTCCGAAAATTCCCGCTGCTTCATAAACCAATGCATGGTCATGGACTGTGGCACTATCTGTCACAATGGCATTGCCAAAAACCATTGCATTGCCGCCAACAAAGGCATCTTTGGAAATGCGTGCGAATTCAAACACCTTTGCATCATCCGCAATCCAGGCATCGCCCGTCTGGGAAAGATTTGCCTCCGATTCAATCCATCCGCCCATCTCCCCTTCGTTTGCATTGGCAAAGTTGCGCAGGGCGCGGATGCGATGCAGTTCATGACCTGCCCACTCCATCGTTTCCTCTGTCATTTCATACTTATCCATTGCAGGTCTCCTTCTTTTTCTTCGGCGGCCATTCCAGCTCACCATTTATGATTTTACGATTCAATCCATCGCGGATTGCATAAAATGGATTGTCCAGCGGGATCAGGACACCTTCCATGCTGTCCTGCTGGGTCCCGTCTGCACGGGTGTTGGTGATAAAAATTTCTTTACCACGGATGATCTTTCTCTGTGCCATAAAGCTGCCTTCTTTCTTCCTTGATCTTTTCTTTGGTTTTTAAATTCACAACAAATCCTCAATTCGACAATTGAGTTCCTTTGCGATTGCATAACCGATTTGGAGGGACGGGTTCTTTGTTTCCCGCTCGACTTGGCAAAGCATCGCCTGCGACACGCCAATCCGGCGCGACAGCTCTGCTTGCGAAATCCCTGTTTCCTCTCTCAGCTTTCGAATATTTGCACCAACACTCATTTGTTCCACCTCCCAATGATGAAAACAATAACGGATAGATAAAAAACTACTTCAATGGCTTTGAAAGCCCAATAAACAACATTCATTTGTAAGCTCCTTTCGTTGTTTCTTATATTGACAGCAAGCTGGAAAAACGGTATCCTTTTTGGTAGAGGGTGGGGCTTTCGCCCCATCCCCTACTCAATGAGAAGCTTGATGATTTCTATCAAGATCTCAATGAGTTCAAGGATTGCGGTTGCAAGAAGTATGTACTCTGTGGGGAGTGGCTTCTTGCAGCCGTTTTTCTTTTTCCGGCTCATTGGCTTTTCCTTGTTGTTCCTCCTCTATTCGTGCTATAATTACTGCCAAAAGGAGGTGCATCATGAAATATCTTTATTTTTTCCTTGCTGTCATTCTCGTCAAGTTTTTTCTTAATTTGTGTAAATACTTATCTGCTTGCAAGCTTCGAGATAAATACATCGATAGCCGTTTTAACCAAAAAAGCTTTTCAGAATATATCCCAGCTTCAAAAAAACTATTTGAAGATGTAGGATTACGCCATGCTTCAATTCCTTTTGTTCAAGCATTGGGACTCGGCAAAATCAGTTCTGGTCATGCAAACGTACCAGATAATCTCAACAATTCATCCATTGCCCTTGTTGAAGCATCAGTTGACCTATTCGACCAAACGGTTGGTACTTACAGAATGAGAATGTTCGAAGCTTTTTCGCCACGATATTGGATTGAATTAGTTATTTTCCTTCCAAAACACTTTGTAAAATATTGGGGTGGAGCACCTGATGGAATCTTTGCAAAGCTCCTACAAGTCATTTATTGGTTTGCTACCCCAATACTCATCGCATTCAGGTCGTACGTATACGAATTCATCCTCACGTTGCTTCAGTAATTTTAAGATGAATCTTGCCAACCGAATCGAGCTTCTGCTATCCCCATTTGCGGCAGATATCTCCAATGCTGTCATTAAATGCTTTCTTACCTGATAGCGCTCAATATCTGAAGTTCTCATATATACACCGCTGTCCGACTGATATGTCGGACAGTTTTCTTTTTCTATTCCCATCCTTTCACCTCCTGTCTTTTTCTTGTTTGCCATTTTCCCACATGCTATAATTGATCTGAAAGAAGGTGTAATTTTGTCTGACA